GGTGCTGTAGTGCCCGGTGCTACCGTAGCTTGTGTGCTCATTGTGTTCTCCATTGGAATCGTCATCCGAATACCCATCGTAATGGGGATAGCTATTAACTATCGTGTTCCCCTCTCAACTAAACAGGAGAGGGGAAAGTGTTAGTCAATCGCTTAGTGTGAAGTGTGAACCAGAATTGCATGGCGTGTTGTCGCCTACTGTGCTCTATCGGCATACCGAAGAACACTTGCTTTCCCTAAAGTGGAATACATGCGCTATCGGAGCACATCATGTCCGTTGCCGTGACCATGAAGCCCGAAATTAACCAGTAGCGTAACTATCCACCGCTCAGGTAATCACTGTTTCGCATGGTAGTGGCCTGTGCTTCGCCTACAGACGCTAATCGTGCTCATCACCCCCAAGGGACTCAAGGGATAGTGAGCAGCCTACGCTAGGTGTTATACTACCGCTAAACACTAGAGCAGGAATCGCCGGTTAACCTTCAGCCAGTTTGCTTGAGGTACTCACTTACTGCCCATATTTGGGCAGACCGTGTAACTCACTCGCCTTGCTGGCTTTAACCTATGTCGGACTCAAAAATCCGACCGTCAGGTTCCGACTTGCGTCCACCTTTGCGACAACGAACCGCATACCTGCAATCGGCGCGCCATTGCCATATTTGTTGATTCTAAACGAGTTAAGATGGCCATTAAATTGCTCACAACCGTCAAATTGCCGCGATTTGTCACCCCAAAGTGACACAAATTGCTCCGTGTACGTTAACGGAGGCGTACTATTGCCTAAGAAACACGTAGTACCCGATCTAACCGCTGTGTTTTCAATCACTTAACCATGCGCACAAAGTGTCACAGCGAACAAATATCGAAACACCCGATAACTCGCTGATAACGTTACGATTGCACTGACTGGATGCTAACTCGCTAAGTTATCAGTCACTTACCAGCTACCTAACCTGTTACATCCAACGTTACAGGTTATGTTACATCCAGCCAGAGAGCTTGGCACATCGGTTACCTAGTGGAGCGGCCAGCCAGCTAACCTATCCACCCTCCCCAGACCGGTCACCCTCCTTAGGGGGGACCCTACTAGCGATGGTCGAGCCACCCCACCCCATGGTCACAACCCTCCTAGGCAGGTCCCCGCGCTGATATATACATAAAACATCGCCATTTTTAACACTAAGGCCTACTTTGACACTAAGTGTAACACTAAGGGTAGCTGTAATAATCACACTAAGGCTCCCTTAGATTATAACACTAAGGTCCTAAAGTAGCTTGACAACACTAAGCGAAGGTGGTATAGTCTCTAGGATGGATAGGAGAGGGTTCCTTAGAGGGTTAATTGGAGGGTTAATTGGAGGGGTAGCTATAACCTCGGCTATCCGCACGTGGCCGTTTAGGGTTTACAGCTTTAGCCAGCCTATCATCCTTATTGACACGTTAAATAGCATCACATTAAAGTATATAATCCCAGTCCTCAGCGATGAGATATTCCGTCCAACTCCTATGTTTTGGGCTATGAAACGGCAGAGTGACAGCCAATGCCTCCATTTGGCCTGTAAGGGAACCTAGAATGCACCCATCCCACCTTTACGCTCTATCCTACTCCCTATTCCTAGCTCTCCAAGTGTTCGCTCTCTTCCTATTCCTCCGCCTACTCAAGCCTGAACCAAAGGTTAGGCCTCCTATTCATGTCACACTTAACCCAACTCTACCCCTCTTAAAGGGCAAGGTCACTAAGCCCAAGCCTCTCGCTAGTAAACATACTAAGTACCCTACTAAAGCCTCCAGGAACACCGCTATCCTCCGTATAATCCATCGTCCAACAAATCACTAACCCGCTCCGGCTTTCCGTTCGCCTACTAGCGAACAGCAAGCCGCTCCCCAGAACACCTCTCCCTATGCATCCCTCCGGGGTGCTGCTAGCGGCAAGGCTCCTTCCCCTACCCCTACTCCTGCTCGTAACCGCAATTAGAAGGTTAGTGGCTGAAGTGTATATACATTCTAAAGGACTTAGCGGTTTAGGTAGATAGCTGGCTAGGTAGCTTAAAATAACACTTGACAAGGGTGGCGAAAATATAGTACATTTACTGCCGGACGGGTGTGATTGTAGGGGGTAGTAATTAATGTGTAGAAGGCATAGGTATCCATACCCTGTATCCCCGTTTATGCTTGGGAGCGGCTTACTGTGTTTAATGGTTCCTGAGGGACTTTGGGAGCGGTAATTTGAGCGGATTTATCGAAGGTGATGCAGAAGTCGCAGGTGTCAGGGGAGTTCTTGAACCACTTCTCATGGCGATCCTTGCCACAGTAGGAGCAGAACTTTCTCGGTCTTGAGGGTTTAGCCACGGTTGGAGGCTACTCTCTTTTTAGGAGAATGTCAAGAGAAAAATAAAGGTTGACATCTCTTCCAGCTTAGTGTAAGTATCTAAGGGTGAGCATCATGACCACTCCTCAAATCGCCGCGAACGCCCCTCTCAAAGACTGCCCTCGCTGTGGTCGGAGGATGCAGATTCTCTCCACTTCAGCCTCTAGTTATAACTATGTCTGCTACGCTCACACTCCTCAGAATGTAGGTGACCTGGAGCCCTACTACTTTAATCTCCACTTTAATAGCGTTAATGAGGATGGAAGCATCAAACTTATGAAGGGTAAGGAGAAGTGATGAGACGCTTACTTGCTACTATTATCATACTCCTAGGTATGTACGCCACTTGGAGGAACGATCACAAGGACCACCGGAGGATTCGCTTGGAGAAGAGTGAACTAACTACCATCCTCACTCCTTACTACTTCATAGATTCTCACACCAACGCTATCTACTGTGTCCAGGTTAACCCTTCAACTAGTAAGATGTTCTATAAACTCTGTAGTAAAGTGGATGAAGCAAAGCAGCCAGTGGTGTTACAATGATCCTAGGACCCAGTGGTCAGCCTATCTCCTCCGCTCGACCGGAACCTCAGTTCGAAGTCACCCGGCAGCTTAGACGAGCATACCTCAGAATAGCTGCTATTAGTGTCATTAACCAGAAGCATGGGCCGGAACCTAGGAGACTGCGGAGAGCGTTAGCGCTCCAGTTAGCTAAGCGGCCAGCATTCATCGCTGAGGTGAGGAAAGCAAGCGGAGCATGGTAAGGATGGTGATTATGGCTAGGATGGGGCAACTTGGTTGCACTGGACTTGAAGCTAGGGAGCGGCTCAAGCGGTTGATGAACATGGGGCTTAAGTCAATAGGGACGGATGAGAGCATCCCGTTGAAGGACAGGGATAGGGCCTTTATCAAGGATATGGTTGACGCTCTGAGTGGTAATAAGGACTTCGAGCCAAGTTATGGACAGGTGGTGTATGCCCAAGACCTTTTTGACCGCTATCTACTATAGGTTAGTTAGCTACCTATTCTACAAGCTCATCCTCCACTGCTCCAAGCATGTGAGTTGGAAGGATTTCAATGTCATATGGAACATGGCGTATGAGGCTCATACGGAGGAAGAATGGAAGAGGTTAAAGGGGAACTATCCCCAGAGGAACTTATCAAGCAGCATCAACAAGCAGCCGGAAGGGTGGGTGGACTCTCCCGCAGCGATAAGAAGCGGAGGTCCTCCTCAGCGAATTTACTCAAAGCTCGAATCAATAGATGGAAGGGAAGAGAGACAGCCGCGAGACTGGCGGCGGGAGGAAAAGTAGATGGGATTCCCCAAGCGCCCGTACACCTTCGAGATGATGGCGAGGATGAACGCTGAACTCCAGGTCCTTAACGCTAGGATGGAGAGGATGGGTGGGCCGGATAGGATACTTGACCTTAGGGAGAAGGGGAATAAATCTGCTGGTGGTAAGCCTTTATTCTCTAAGCAGCCCCCTGAGGTCCAAGCCAAGGCGAAGGAGATGTTGGATATTCTCCTAATCCGCCATAAGGATAAGTTAGAGGCTAAGGGGAAGGGGAACTACTACGGCATCCTATGTGGAGTGGCTGTAGCTATGGCTAAGACTGAGCTTGGTTTGCTACCTAGTTATAAGGAGCGTAGCTGGAAGAAGCAACATAGGAAGCGTAGGCGCTCCGCTCTCCGCACAGCCCTAGGTCTCCAGGAGCATCAAAGCTGGGATATGAGCCACCGTCCTATTAAGGGTGCTCCACCTTTAACTGTGACCTACACTAACATGGATGGTGTCTAATGCCTAGACCTATCCCCCCATGCAAGAATGAGACTTGTCCTACTTACCGCTCAAACTCTGCTGTGATTGTACTCCAAGAGCGGAAAGAGGATGTAACCTTTGGTTGCAAAAATTGCGGAGGGGTAGAGGTAAGGATACTCGATCCCAGACGCGGGCAGCAAGAGCTGGAATATCAGAGATATGGTAGGCCAGAGTATGCTAGGAATAGAGCCTACTTCTTCCAAGGTTCAAGGAGCAAATAATGCCAAACGTTCCAGGTGTGAGTGGTATGCCTACTACCCCAGTGGCTGCTAAGAGGGTAGCCACAACTATGGTTCAGCCTCCACTATCCCAGGTTATTGAGCTAGCCCCAGGGGAACCTGAGCCTGCCCTAACTGCCGCTGATTATCCCCACCCTAGTCAGGAGGAACTCGCCGCGTTAAGTGTGGCTACTCAAAACGTAGCTAAGCGGAATACTATGACGCCTTCCGCTGAGCCTGCCCCTACCCCAGCTTATAAATTCACTGAGGAGGATCGTCAGCAGGCTAATAAGGAGCGCTGGGGCAATCGCTATAACTGGGAACTCGCCCCTATGGACGATGCGCTATCCTACCTCGCTGAACTTAGGGCTGAAGTGGAGAGGGGTGGACTCCTACTGCAAAAGAGAGTCAGTGAGCTTAAGATTGAGAGGGTGAAGTGTTTCGGGTGTGATAATGTGATTAACCTATCTGAGGGTAGATGGGCGACTATGCGTACCCGCAATAACTTTGAAACTGGCATCCCTGAGTCTGCTTACGCCTGCTCCGCCGCCTGCGGCCTCAAGTTGAATAGAGAGTTCAGTCACCCGCTGAGAATCCCTCAACCTAAGGAGGCCTAATTGAATTGGTCTTATATTGCTGGCTTTTTTGACGGTGAAGGTTGCATAAGATTCCATAATACCTCTCTACTTAGTCGTGGAGCCTTGTACTATAGTTCAGACAAGGGATGAGGGTAAGGCCCTCCTAGAAGAGATTGGAGAATTCATAAAGGGTTATGGGATAACTTCGAGAGTTCATACTAATGGTAATAAATATAATCCTAAGCATGCACCTTGCTATAGGATAGATATTTTGGGGTGGGATAACTCTGTATTGTTCATGTCTTATATGATTCCCTACTTAAGGATTAAAAAGACTAAGGCCCAAGATATGATAAGGTATCACAAAGTATTTCCTTATATGCCTATGAAGGCTGTGTGTATGCTTCGTGGAGAGAGTAGGAGGCGCAATGCTCAATCTAGACAGAGCAACGATATTGCTCGCGCGTCTTCCTATAATTGATCGTGAAAGTGGACAACTCTACCCATTCGAGCTAAGGTATAATCAGTACCTCGCCAAGGAGAAAAAGAAGTCCCACCAAGCTAGAATAGGTGGGAAGATTAGGACGGTATATGTCAAAGCTCGCCGCGTTGGAGTTAGCTCCCTTGAAGAAGGTTTCGCTACGTGCCATATCGCTGCATCAGCTAACGCCCGAGCTAAGATCGTGGCTTGCCTTTCTGATACGTCAAAGGAACTCTTCGATGTCCCTACCAACCTCATTAAAAATTGGCCCTTCCCGCTCCCAGAACCCCTAGCCACTAAGATCACCTATCCCCATCGTGATGGGGACTCCACGATGACAATAATGACCGCTCAGACCGCTATAGCTGGGCGAGGGGGGCGATGTACCTTCCTACACCTATCTGAGGCTGCGTTCTTCCCAGTTGGTGGTGGAGCGTTTACCTCCCTGTTCAACTCAGTCCCTGATGACCCTGATACCTCTATTGTAGTGGAGAGTACAGCCTTCGGTAAGGTAGGGATAGGGGAGGCGTTCTATGAATTCTGGCAGGCTGCTGTTAGGGGTGACACCGAGTTCCTAGCTATCTTCCTCACTTGGCTAGATGACCCCCACTGTCGTCGTGACCCTCAAGATATCCAGTTTAAGGAATGTAATGAAGATGAGAAGGACATCATCGCTATGGTGGCTTGTAGCGATAAGTGTGAACGTTGTGACCGTTGTAATAAAGCCCTATCCTGCATCGCGTGGCGTCGCTGGGCAATCCCTAACCTCTGCCAAGGTAAGGTGGACAAGTTCCGGCAGGAGTACCCAATCACCGCAGATGAGGCCTTCTACTCCTCCACTTCCCAAGCCTATGAACGAGAGGAGTTAAGATATGCAAGAGAGTGTATTTCAGCGGCTCCTAGCCCCCTCATTGGACGACTTACACAAGAGCTTGACGGATACGGTAACCCTATTAGAGACCGAGCGAAGTTCATTGCTGACCCGCGATCCCCTCTTACTATTTGGTCTCTGCCACAACCTACGTATAATTACTACCTTGGCGCTGACTGTGCTAGAGGAATCGCTAATACCGATGACGCCAGAATCAGAGAAGGGAAGGATTACGCCGCCTTAGCTCTCTATTGCGGGCAGACTGGGGAGCAATGCCTCCGTTACTCCGCTAAGATAGGTCCTGAGCAACTTGCTGCGTTGATCTATGTTATCGCTATCTATTACAACAACGCCCTGGTCAACATCGAGCTAACTGGTAACCTTGGACTCTGGGCACAATCCGTTCTTAGGGATAGGTATAAGTACCGTAACTTCGCTCGTTGGAAGGGTAGGGATGATAGGATGCCGGATGGGTATGCCGTGAGTAAGAGTATCGGATTCGAGATGAACTCTAGGACTAGGCCCCTTATTCTAGAGACATTTCGTGGTGCGTTACAAGCTCATCGCGTCATCCCCCGTGACCCTATCCTCCTGCAACAAATGGAAGCTGCTGAGATGTTAGATGGTGAGTGGCAGGTGCCAGATAAAATCCACGATGACGTGATGGTGTCTAACCTTGTATCCTGGGTTACGCGGGAACAATGGCATAGGGGGCTTAGCGTGCTCCCTCCTAAGCTCCTTCTAGGCACCGAAACCAGCCTAGTTGAGGATGACCTAGCTAGCGCTAAGGCTCAAGTTCGTGGAGCTAAGGGGGACGTGGAACAGGCTATCGACGCCCATTTTAAGAAGATAATGGCTGCGATTAAAGCTGGTGGCCCTCGGCTAACTGAGAACTTAACCCCTGACCCATCCAAGGCAGGGGGAATGAATAGACTTGCAGGAATCTGAGGATACTATGCCTACTGAACCTAAGGTTAATTACCTAGCTAAGCTGCTAACGCTCCTTGTTAAGAGAAATGGCAACACTATCGCTATCCCTGTCCAAGACCTAATGGTGGACGACACAGGCCACGGGTTCCAGGTCCACTTTAACCAGGATACCAGGGAGCTAATCCTAACCTACGTCCCCCCAGGTAGCACAATCTATAGAGTGGAGGCACAAGTATCATGGCTAAGCAACCAACTCATCCCCCAGTCCCTGCCCCAACCCCCACGCCCTCTGACCAGGGAGGAGCTAATCTCGAAAGTGTGGGAGGAGTCCCCACCTCTCCAGCCTCTCCAACCGGAAGTGGAGCCACCCAAGAGGCCAAAAGTAGTCCACCTGACAACGGAGGGAATGGCGGAAGCGGAGGACCAGCGCCGGAAGGCCCAAGCCCTAAGGGAGATAGAGAACTTCCAGCCGTCCAACCGGACTCCACCCGTCCGTCCGCCTTCACGTCAGGCGATGGTATTCTCCAAGCCATAGCTGACCGTTGGGATAAGGCTAGGGAGATTGGGAAGGTAGGGGCATTTCTCCAGCTACAACGAGACCTAATGAACGCTGCCCCATTCATCGTCCCTCATATCATCCCGTATAAGGACCTGATATCTATAGTTACTGACCTAGAGAAGGAGATTAAGGGATCGAATGCTCAAGTGGGTAAGAGTAATGAGGAACTCCTTAGTGACTTTCTCAACGGTGGAGGGGACATCATCATAAAGGAGCTTGACAAGGGTGTTACTATGGTTGAAAGGGATGAGAGTGCCCCTGATGTTGCCCTTCCCGGCTAACATCCAGAACCCTCACTGCACTCTTCTCCCTTCTTTTCTGCTCGTTGTATAGGGTGAGTATAGGGTGAAGTAGGGTATATTAGAGGATGAACGCAACTATCTTATGCCATTAACTATTCGTACAGAGCGCAAATCATCCCCTAACTATAATGAGGACCCAAGGGCTAGGTGCATTGACGAACTCCAGCGTATCAGCCGGGACTCCCGTAACGACTATCTCGGTGAGGACTTCGCTGAGGATGCTAGGAAGTTCTACGCTGTAGAGGGGATAGTTGGTAAGGTCCCCTCCTTCCGCCCTCAGGTTAACATCCCCCAACTCCAAGTCCTTGCCCTCTCTGAGGCTACTGAGTTAACCGACATCAGCCCTAAGGTCTACATCTATAACAAGGAGGATGGTAGCGTTGACGAACAACGCAGCCGATCCTTCCAAGAGGAGTACAAAGCCCTCTGGGTTAACCATCACCTTATGTTCGCTGCTCTCTGGGCTCAGTTCACAGGTATCGGCTTCCTGCAATTCGGCTATGACCCCTTCCTCGATTCCGGCTTCGGTAGTAACTGGTGCCGTCACCTCTCCCCTGACCAACTTGATGTAGACCCTGCCGCCCTCTGCCGCCAAGACGCTACTTATATGATTAAGGAGTCCCGTCTCTACCCGGATCAGGTAGCCTATTACTACCCTGAAACTGGTGCTAATATGGAGGCAGAGGCCATTAACCCTGGCCTAGGTGCTCGCCAATCTCCTGCTAGTGTGGGAACTCTCCCTCCT